GATCGACCCTGACACCTTCCAACCAAAAATTGGTTTCAAGACTCGTTACGGCATGGTCAGCAATCCTTTCGTCACCACCAACGGAACCTACAATGGTACTCCAGATGGCGAAACACTTTCGGCAAACGCCAACATGTACTACAGAAGAGTACAAGTTATCAACCTCATGTGATTCATCACCAGGTTTCTTACAGACCTCCCTTCAAGGGGGGTCTTTTTTTGTCTAAATAATTAAAGACTATACCATGGGGTTATTATGCCATCCCTAGATGAGGCAGCTGCGAAAAGAGAACAAGCAGCAGCACAGAAAGAACAGAATAAACCAAAACAAATCGAAAAAGTTACCGAGCAAGTACCGAGCAAGTCACCAGTCAAAACGATTGCGTTGACACTAGGTGGACTCTTTGCCTTGGCACACATTGGTTTGTTAGGTTATGTAATTCACAGACCAGAAAAACCACAAGTTCCACAAGTACCTACAATCAATATCCCTCGTGGAGATTATTCGTCATACAGAATTAAAGCTGGTAAGGATGGATATGAGATTGAGTATCGTGCAAACGATCCTAAAGTTCTAGAGTCACAAAAAGCATTAGACCTCAATAAAAGTAAGAAAGGATTTTTTGGTGGTCAGCAAGTTGAAATGCGCCGCGAGTTCCGTCGTGATCAATTCACTATGGAAGGCACCCGTAATATGGGGGTAGGAGGCGCTGTAGACGGCGAGGGAAAGTTGACTGCCCGAGAAGAAGAGTGTTTAGTGGCGGACGCTGGCGCACGGTCCCAGGGTGCAATGGCAGGTAGTGCTATCGCTGCTGGTGTTGCTGTTCCTGCTGCTATGAGTATTCCATATGTAGGATGGTTGGCTGGTGGATGGGCTCTACTCCTCGGTCAAAAAGCAGGTTCCAGTCTAGGTTCTACCGTAGGTACAGTCTTTAATGACTGCTAAATAGTAGTGCTTGGGATGCTGACATGTCTGCTGATTGGTACAAAAAATTACCGCAAAACAGAAATTTCTTAACACCTACAGGGTTTAAATTTACCCTAGAAAGATTTGGTGGTGTTGATTTTTTCTGTCAATCAGCTAGTATTCCAGATGTTTCTATGCCAACTATTGAAGTGGCAACACCCTTTAGAGGTGTACCCATTATTCCTGGTGGTGGTGTAGAATACAGTGATCTAACGGTTCGGTTTATTATTGACGAAGATCTATCCAACTACATGACTGTATGGAACTGGATCAGAGACAATGGTAATTCAGAATCATTTGATGGAGAAGGAGAAGGATACTCTGATGGTATTCTACAGATACTAACGTCTAACTTCAATCCAAAATATAGTGTAAGATTTGAACGATTAATGCCAGTGCAACTTACTAGTATTCCATTTGATTTTTCAGTGGGAGAAGTTGAGTTCTTTACAGCTAACGTTACTTTCAAATACACACGTTATACAGTATGTGATTTAGGATTACAACCTCTATGAATTTTAGTTCATTACATCAACGCTTCCAAAAAATTAAGGAAGAGTGGACCAAGGATACACAAATCGATTTTCAATTTAAGAACAAACAATACTCCGAAGATCTAGCACGACTTGCGTTGGAGATTCCTTTCCAGCACAATAAATATCTGAATCATTACACAGATCTTTCTCAAATTAAAACTTCATTAGAGTTTGAACATCGTAAACTCTTAAGAGATAAGAGAGAATATTATGGCGGTGAAGCTGACGCTAAAACATACGCAGAAAAACCTTTTGGTACTCACATCAAAACATCAGAGAAGATGAAAGTCTATCTGGAGTCAGATGATGAACTTATTAACACAGAAGCAAAAGTCAAGTACATTGATCAGATGCTTTACTTTCTCGATCATGTTATGAAACAAATCTCTAACCGTGGGTTTCAGATCAAAAGTGCTATTGAATGGGAAAAATTTATTAATGGAAACTAATGTCACATCTAGTTGTCAAGAAAAAGAATGAGGTCTATCTACAGATCTCATCAGAGCCTCACGTCCATCGTGAGTTGGCAGACTACTTTTCTTTTGAATTGCCAGAGGCAAAGTTTCTAAAACGCCAACCAAGATTTAGATATTGGGATGGTATGATCCATCTGTATTCTCCTGGTACAGGTGAACTGTATCATGGTCTCTTACCTCACTTGAAAGAGTGGTGTAGAGAAAGAGAATATGGTATTAAATTTGAGAACAATGATTGGTACGGGGAAGTAGAGGTAAGTAACGATTTCGTTTCTCCACCTGCTGTTGCAGATTGGATGAAACATATCTGCAAGTACAAACCAAGAGACTACCAGTACATGACTGTGTATAAGGCTCTCAAAAATAACAGAGGTTTGTTCCTGTCTCCAACAGGATCTGGCAAATCCCTTATGATTTATTCCATCGTTCGTTACTACGCAGCGGCTGATAAGAAGATTCTACTGATCGTGCCTACGACTTCTTTGGTAGAACAAATGATAAAGGATTTTAAAGACTATGGATGGAATGCAGATGAGTTCTGTCACACCATATATTCAGGCAAAGATAAGAATACTGACAAACCAGTTGTCATCTCAACATGGCAGTCAATCTACAAGTTTCCGAAAAGATACTTTGATGACATTGATTGTGTTATCGGAGATGAAGCACACCTATTTAAGGCGAAGTCCCTCACAGGTATCCTCACCAAGCTCCACAACGCGAAGTATCGCTTCGGGTTCACGGGTACACTTGACGGTAGCAAGACTCATAAGTGGGTCTTGGAAGGATTGTTTGGTGCATGTGAACAGGTTACGAAGACGGATTCTCTTATTAAGAAAGGGTTCCTTTCTAACTTAAGAATTAAAATCCTAGTCTGTAAACATGACTACAAATACTTCGCTGACTTTCATGAGGAAATGGAGTACATTGTAACACATGAAAAGCGAAACAACTTAATTAAAAATATTGTTAACGACATTGAAGGCAACACACTAGTGTTGTTTAACTATGTGGAAAAGCATGGCGAACCTTTGTATGAGTTAATAAATAATTACATCAGTGACGACAGAAAAGTATTCTTCGTCCATGGTGGCACTGATACCGAGGATAGGGAACAAGTAAGAGCAATCACAGAATGCGAATCTAACGCTGTCATTATCGCATCTTACGGTACGTTTTCCACAGGCATCAATATTAAAAAATTACATAACATCGTATTTGCTTCTCCCTCCAAATCCCGAGTTAGAAATCTACAATCTATTGGTAGAGTTCTACGTAAAGGAGATGGAAAAGATATTGCTACCTTGTATGATATCGCTGATGATATCTCTGGGCGTAACTATAACTATACTTTAAAACATCTTATTGAAAGGATTGCAATATATCAAGAAGAGAACTTTAAGTACGAAACTATAAACATAGACTTAAGGTAAAGAATGGAAGAAGAATTTTATGCAACGTTAAAACTAACATCAAATGAGGAACTACTTGCTAAAGTATGTTACTTGACTGAAGAAGAATGTTTACTTGTGGAAAAACCCTTGTTGGTTATTCGTGCCACTCAAAAGAAAAGTGGTAGGCTTGTGGAAGGATTCTCATTAAGTGACTGGGTAATGTCTTCTTATGAAGAACTATACGTTATAAAGATGGAACAAGTAGTAACCATTACTGAAATGGATAAGAAGATAAAAGGATTCTATACCAATCACTTATCTAGAGAAGATGATGATACACCTACAGATAAGATGTCAAAAGAAATGGGGTATCTAGGATCAGTAACAGATCAAAAAAGTAAATTAGAAGATCTCTTTAATAAAAGCTAGTATGTCTCTTGAACCCTTAACAGAGTTATTCTATAGGTGTTAGGTGTATTTGTCAAGCCCCTGTGGAAAACTATTGACTTGACACCATGACAGAATTGTAGTATACTGTATAAAGCAAACAGAACATTATGGTAAGAAAACCAAAAACGGAATACTATGTAAATAACAAAGAGTTTTTGGAAGCCCTTGTTGCCTATAAGTTCCGTGTGAATAGAGCAAAGGATGCTGGAGAAAGCAGACCTATTGTTCCTAACTATGTTGGTGAGTGTTTCCTTAAGATCGCCACACACCTATCATACAAACCTAATTTTGTCAACTACATGTTCCGTGAGGACATGATCTGTGATGGCATTGAGAACTGCCTGCAGTACATTGACAACTTTAATCCAGAGAAGTCTTCTAACCCGTTTGCTTACTTCACTCAAATTATCTATTATGCTTTCCTTCGTAGGATTCAAAAAGAGAAGCGTCAACTAGAGATCAAGAGTAAGATCCTAGAGAAGTCTGGTCACCAAGAGATCATGCATACTGACACGTATGATGGAGATATGGCTGGTATGAATGCTTCTTACTCTGACATGGGTAGTATTAAAGAAAACATTGAGACGAGAATGAACCGATGACAGTAGCACTTATTACAGATCAGCATTTAGATGGTCGTAAAGGTTCTCTGGTATTTTGGAATTACTTTCGTAAGTTCTATGATGATGTTTTCTTTCCTACGTTAGAGAAGAAAGGTATCACGGAGATCATTGACCTTGGTGATACGTTTGATAACCGTAAAGGCATTGACTTCAATGTCTGGAATAGAATCCGTGCGTCTTACTTTGATCGCTTGAGCGATATGGGTATCACAGTGCATACTATTCTTGGTAATCACTGTGTCTACTACAAGAATACAAACGCTATCAACTCTCCTGATCTGTTGCTAGGTGACTATGATAATATTCGTGTCTACGATGAGACTTGTACTGTTACTATTGAGGGTACGAAAATTTGTTTTGTCCCTTGGATCAATAGGGAGAACGAAGAAGCGACAATGGAGCATCTCAAAAATACAGATGCAGAAATAGTCATGGGACATCTTGAGCTTGATGGGTTTGAAATGACTCCAGGCATGAAGATGGAGCATGGCATGGATCCCAAGATCTATAAGAATTTTAAGCAGGTCTATTCGGGACATTTCCATCACAAGTCAAGCAAGGGTAACAT